GCGATGATGACGATGGAGCACGAAAGTGATCCGGTTGCTGTCATGGAGAGCCTTGCCAATCGTACAGACTATATCAATACTGAACGCGCTAAACAGGGCAAGCCGCCATTGTCAGTTAGTCAGATGCTGCATGGTGGTTTCTATGGGCCTGCTGCGCAATTTGCAAATAGAGCGCGTCAATTGGAAGGTCAGCCAAATCGTTTGAAGCGTATGTACGATGCAATGGATGCTGTGTGGGCTGGTAGTAATCTGCTGTTCGGTGCGACTGATCAAGGGAGTGGCAGTGATCCGAATGTTGGTTGGCAAGGCGGCAAGATTGTTCGATTTGGTGAAACATATAATGATTGGGGCGGTGGTCCCGGTGGCCATGAAGGTGCGCGGCGTTATCGCGAGATGATCCAGAAGGGATTTCGTGAAGGTGTCAAGCGAGGGGTCTGGGCTGGCAACGCTGGTGCTGTGCCATTTCTTGATGGCAGTCAATGGGGACAGCCTGCGTTTGCTGATCGCTTTGGTGATTGGACAAAGCGCAATAAGATTGACGAGGCATTGAAAACAGCCAGTGGGAGAAGCGGCAATCTTGGTACTGCCAAAGTTGATATAGAATTTACTGGTGATAAGGATAAGAAAGATGTGTGGTCAAAAGGCGCTGAGCCATTCATACCGACAAAGGTACATCGTTCACCACAGGCACCAGCAGCCGGTGGTGGAGTGACAGCATTTAATACGTATTCGTTTGAATGAGCCATGCCAAAGCAGACAGAGATTGCAATCCTGACAGTTAAGGGGAGGGACTATAAGGATTGGGAAACGGTTTCAGTCAAGCATCAGTTGCGTGAAGCACCAGCGATGTCTTGTCGCTTTACCTGCAGTGAGGCTTCTCCGCTAAGCGATCATCTAGACAAGCTGCAGATTATGCCGGGGACACCCTGCACTGTGACGTTGGCTGGCGAGTTAGCATTCACTGGCAAGGTCACGACACGGCAAGTGTTCGTAGATGCGCGTAGACATCACATTGAAATTCAGTGTGCCAACAATATACCTTTGATGACATCAAGTGTCATTACGAAAACAGGTGAGTTCAAGAATCAGACGCCAAAGCAAATAATTGAAGCTGTGTTGAAGCCGTTTAATATTAAATTAAAAGTTGAGGGTGGTTCGTTGCCAAACTTCAAGATCCCACGTTATTCAGTGACTCCCGGTGAGTCTCCGCACGATTTTATCGATACGTTGACACGTCATCTAGGCAAGGAAGGAAGCAAGATTGGGATTGCTCATGCTGGTGATGTGGAAGGAAATTTTTGTATCCTCATGGACGGCGTTGGAGGTAGTGATACGCTGACTGAAGGCAAGAACATGCTGGAAGGCCGTGAGGTAATCTACGATCCGTTGCAGGCTGGTGGGGTGCCGTCACCAAATCAAGGTCCGGGCAATGATGATCAGTGGGGAGCAAAGGTAGCGAGTATTCCTTTTGTATCCAAGACATTTCAGACGATGGGTCAGAAATTTATTCCCGCTGTTGTGATCCCTGAACTTCCGTTCATGGGGAAAGACCTTCATGAAGGGCGTGCGACTGGAGAAAGCAATTGGTTGCAGGAAGCTTATGTCACAGTTTATGGAACGGTCTATGGTTGGCTGAAGCCGAGCGGCGGTTTGTGGCATAGAGGGCAATCTGTGACTGTCAATTCATCAATGCTTGTTATGAATGGAATTCCATTGGTTCTTAAAAGTGCTACGTTCAGTCAGGACAATCAAACTGGTACACGCACGATGCTTGAGCTTGTTAATAGAAAAGCGCAGAACGAGGGAGTACCCACGCCACAACAATGACAATACGTACCACATTGACAGATGCTACGCGCAAGGCGCGCATGGGCACCTCGCGGGCAACGATCCGTTCAGTCAGCGACGATCATTTGATGCAACAGGTCAATCATGCTGACGTGCACCATAGTGAAACGCCAACGGATTTCGAGCGTTGGCAGATGGTAGGCATGACTTCCGTGCCAATTGACCAGCAAGAAGAGGAAGGTCAACAGCAACAGAAGTCTGCACCGCAATCAGATGTTTCTGAAGATGGTGATTGGAACCATAATCAGCCAAAGGGACCTGCGGCTGAAGCGATTATGATGTACATCGGGGGATCGCGCTCACATCCCGTAGCTATTGTTGATGACAGGCGCGTGCGGCCATATGGTATGAGTCCCGGTGAGGGTGCGAATTATGCACCGGATGGCAGCGAGCAGATGGTGTTGTTTAAAGCGACCGGCACTTATATCACATCGCTCGATGGTCCATCAGTTGCGGATAAGAAAACTAATCAAACGCGCTTTGTCAGTTTGCGTCATGTCAATAAAAAGATGCAGACGCACAAGATTGAAAAGCAACAGAGCAGCGGTGGGCAATCTGGTGGCGGCGCATCGGCGCAGCAAACGGCCGCGAATGGCGGTGCCTCTGGCGGTCAGCAACAGAAAAAATACAAGCACGAAGGTGACAGCGTCAATACGGAAGTACGCTGCAGCAAGGACAAGATTTCATTTTTTGCTGGCGATACTGAAGTTGGATATTATGAAGCGTCTTCTCAGACTTGGTATTTTAAAGGCAAGATAGCACAGATGGAGTTTGACAAGCATTATACAACAGTGACTGATAGACTGGAGGTTATTGGCACTGGTGACGCTCAAATTAAATTAGGTCTTGATCAGAAAGATGAGGAGGGCTTGCCGAAAGTTACAACGGTCGGCGGTCCTGCCAAGAAGGTGTACGGTAAGGTCTAGCGATGGCGTTCACGCCTTGGCAAACGGCGCACGGAGATGCAGAGCCTGCTTATCTTCAGTGCGCGGATACTGTGGCGTTATCGCCAGCCGATGATAGCGTGGATACCAATGACATCATCATTGAGGGTGCGGGTACGATTACATCGTTTGGTGAAAGTTCTCATCGTGTTATAAAGCGTGTTCAGTTTGTGCCATTGGTCAAGGCAGCAAGTGCATCAATTACGTTGGTAAATTCTTCACATCTTAATTTATTAGGTAAGAAGAACCGATCAATTGACGGTGTTTCGTACGGCATGTATCTATGTAATGGTGCAGATCATTGGAATGAAGTGTATTTTGTAGAACAGGGGCAGGCATTGATTTCTGAACTTGAGGATCGCTTGAAAGCTTTGGAAGAACAATGGCAACAATTCAGGAAGTAGCACCGGCCCCATGGCGTATGCGATTGCGTCCGGCATCATTTGCCGGGGTGCAGTTTCATGTGGAGCAACAAGGTCGGCAAGGCGGGCGGCGTGTTGTGCTGCATGAGTATCCCAAGCGCGATACTCCGTACGCAGAGGACATGGGACGAGCAGCTTTCCGCTATCAAATGACTGGTTACATCATTGGTCCGTCTTATCATCTAGGTAAGAAAGCTTTGATGGAAGCACTTGACAGCAGTCAAGGCGGAACATTGATGGATCCGTATCTGGCAGAGCCAATCAAATGCATTTGCGAACGTTACAGCGTTTCGGAAACAAGAGAGCGCGGTGGCTATTGTTCATTTGAAATGACGTTTGTGCAGCTTGGTTCTTCCGGCAATTCACCGGAGCAGGTTAACAGTAAAGATCAATTGCAAAGTGGAGCCAGCACTGCCGGGACAGATGCAGCATCAAATTTAGACAGCTCTGCTCCGGCTTCGTTCAATGACAGGTTTGGTACTTGGCCTACCGGTCAAGCTGGGGGCATCGGTCACGCATGATTAAATCTGAACGTAGTGAGGCGTTGGCTATTTCAACGCGGCTCATGGCTGCTATCATCAGTTTTCCTTTATCGGCAACAGGTACGGCAGGCGCTGATCTGCGGTCATCTGTTGGAAAATTTTTGAGTAATTTTTTTGAATTGATAATCAATCGTACTCTGGGTACTGAATTGTTTGCTTGCTTTGAACAAGCTACATTGGCAGGTGCTTCTGTGAATTCTATGAACGCCGTGCGCGAAGCGATGCTAATGGAAACGCCTGTCAGTCCACTTGGCTTTGACATTGTCAATGCAGCAATCATTTTTTCATTCGTTGAACAATGCCAGATTATTTCTCAGATTGTTTTTTCTAGTCGTACGGATGCAGAATTGATGATGGACAGTATGTCTGTCATTATAGAAAGTATCAAATTGAACAAGGCAGATTCTTTTGTGTCAAATGACTATCAAAATTTTGTGGCGTTGGCTGCACTGCTGATCCAGCATTTGTCCGCTACTGAGCGTCAGCTCCCAAGGATTGTCAATTATAGTTTCCCTGTCAGCTATCCAGCTTTAAATTTGGCTAATCGGATTTACGGTGACGGTTCGCGGAGTGATGAATTGATTGCTGAAAATAAAACGGTTCATCCTGCATTCATGCAGCGCGATATTGTGGCGTTGAGCTCATGACTGATATTCGTGTGATCAATGTTACTAATCTGGAAGGCATATGGGCCGACTGGTTGTTGAAGTCAAATGCAACACTTGATGAAACTGAAGAACTGGTCAATATTGTCAAGGTGGCGCTATTGACATTTGCCTTGGCTGACATAGATGATATTCTGCCGGACCCAGATAGCACGGATAGATGTGGCTGGTGGGGCGATCTTGATGCAGAAACAATCTGGGACGGATGGCCCATCGGCGCAAAAATCTGGTTGTTGAGTCGTTCAAAGATAACGCCTGCTGAAGCCAAGCAGGGTGCAACGCTTTCATTGGCTGAACAGTATTGCCGTGTCGCTTTAAATCCGTTGATTGACAAACGTATTTGCAGTCATATAGACGTGGTGGCTACGCGCGCCAGCATTGAACGGATTAATGTGTCTGTGAAAATATACAGGGGTCCGACATTGTTGATCGAGTTGCGCTTTCAAAATCTATGGGATGGAGTCAGGACCTAAACAATGCCGTGGACAACACCGACACTGCGTCAGGTTCGTGAAACAGTTCGCGGAGAAGTGACCACGAGTCTTGGTCGCGCTTCATTCATTGGTAATAGTGTGCTGCGTGTCATGGCTGATGCTATGGCTGCAGTGTGTCATTTGACGTTGCGCTATCTTGACTGGCTGGCGCTGCAGTTTCTGCCGGATACGGCAGAGCATGAATGGTTGGATCGCCATGGCCAAATATGGTTGGTCAACGCAGATGGCAGCAAAGGACGGAAGGTGGGGACATTTGCCTCTGGGAGTGCATCTGTCTTTGGTGACGTTGGCACAATACTCCCTGCTGGATCACGTTTGACTGGAAGCGATAACTGGCCATATGAAACAACGAACCAAGTATTTTTAAATGGCGACATCAGCGTTCCTGTCAATGTTCGTGCGCTTAATTCTGGTGCTGGCGGCAACAAAGCGTTAGGTGATTTTCTGTCATTTGAAACAATCATTGACGGTGTGCAGGGTGAAGCTCCTGTTGTTCTAATTGACGGCGGCGTTGATGAAGAGTCTGACAATGATCTGCGTCAGCGTGTTCTACGACGCATTCAGCAGCCGCCAATGGGCGGTGCGGCTTATGACTATGAAGCGTGGGCGTTGGCAGTGCCCGGAGTGACGCGTGCATGGGCAGCCAGCGAGATGGGAATTGGTACAGTGACAGTGCGTTTTATGATGGATGATATGCGCGCTGACAATGATGGTGTCCCCTATCAAGAGGACATAGACACAGTCGAACACTATGTCAGTACCAAGCGACCGGTAGCTGTAAAGGATTTCTTTGTGGTGGCTCCTGTGAAATTTGAAATCAGTTGTGTTATTGATGAGCTGGTACCCGACAATGAAGCGGTGCGTGCTGAAATAGAAAATAGCTTGAACATCATGTTGCGTAATTTGTCTGCTCCCGGACAGACAATTTTTGCTGCATGGAAAAGCTACGCCATTATGAACACGACGAGCGTCGTGTCATTTCATCTGGCAAACAATGAAGACGATGTGATGCCGTCTGTTGGTCACATAGCAATATTAGGAAGCGTTGTCTATGACTGAGGAGTATGATCGCCATATTCGTCGTAAGGGGAAGGACTATGTTCAGGCGATACTAGCTCTGTTGCCGCAGGGTCAAGCTTGGCCGCGTGAGCCACAGAGTACGTTGGTCCGTACGCTTACTGGTTTGGCTGAATATTGGGGCTTTGTTGATGGGCGTGCTGCGGATTTGTTAGAAATTGAAACTGATCCGCGTTTCTCTACTGAGATGTTTACTGATTGGGAACGTAATTGGGGATTGCCTGATCCGTGCTTTTTTGGAATTCAGACTACGTTAGCTGATCGTCGCCGTGTTCTGATGCTAAAGATGACAATGCTCGGCGGACAGAGTCGAGAATTTTTTATTGAACTAATGTCATTGTTAGGCTACACGATACAGATCAAAGAATACGCGCCGTATATGTGCGGCATTTCAAGGGTCGGCGATACGACAGTTGAAGAGATTGAAGCAGGCGGCACGGCCGGGACTATGCGTTGGTATCTTGGTCCGCCCGAGATGCGTTTCTATTGGTCAATCGGCGTTGGTGACGCGAAGCTGACTTGGTTCAGGACAGGACCAGTTGGCGGTGAAGTCGGCGTTGACCCTCATCTTCTTATTGGAATGGCCGATGAAGTGCCCTGCATACTTGAGCGCTTGAAGCCTGCACATACACAAATCGTGTTTGATTATTCTTATCTACAAACCGGCGGGCCGATGGCTGGAACGCCCTGAGAGGAAGCGATGAAATACAATCAGCCTTATGGTATCACTGATCCTGAAGGAGCCTATATCAACGGCGATCCGAGTGTTGGTCGACAGGGATCGATTATTCCGGCTGCGGCGGTAGAATTTCCGCAGCGAGAAATTGTCGCAGTGATCGAGGCGGCAAAGCAAGTCTCTGACAATGCTAATCTGGCGCAGATGATGTTTGCTGTGCGTAGCCAGCGGATGAACTATGCGCTGGCGGTTGATGGTGGCGATCCAAATACGATTGCAGTGGAGTTTGATCCGCCGATCAGCAACACGCAGACACCGGGAATGCCGCTGCGTATTAAGGCGCTGGTGAATAACACAGGCCAGACATTGTTATCGGTTGATGGCGCAGAACATGCAATGCGTCATGCTGACGGTTCCGAACTTGCTGCTGATGAAGTTAAAGCAGGTGTGATGTTTGAAGCTATATGGAATGACAGCGGCTATTGGGAATTCAATCCATACTCAAGCGGCGCTGGTGGCGGTGGGTCGGGTACGAGCACCTATATCAATATTCCGTTTGCGGTCGATACTGGCACGCCTAATTCTTTGATTGCCAATTTTGTTCCGGCGCTTACGTCGTTGGTGGCTGGAACAACTGTTGAGGTACGGGTAGTCAATGATATCACTGGTCCATCTATTGTAAAAGTGAATGCGTTAGCACCAGTGCCAATCGTGCGCGGCAACGGCCAGCCATTGCAGGCTGGTGATGCTGTTAAGGATCAGATCATGTTGCTGATCTATTCCGCATTGAGCGGTGCATTTCAGTTTTCGGGTTTGATCCCGAGAGCGGTGGGGCTTGGTCCTGTCGGTAGCATTATGCTGTCTCCTGGCAATGCCGCAATCCCCGGTACATTGAAGTTGAACGGTGCAACACTTATACGAGTAGAGCATCCCGGTTTGTGGGCTTACGCTCAAGGCAGTGGGCGCATCGTCGATGAAATACAATGGACAAACTCATCCAATCATTTATGGACTTCGTTTTCGCGCGGCGACGGTACGACCACGTTTCGGGTGCCGGATTTTCGTGGTGAGTTCATGCGCTTTTTTGATGACGCACGTGGCGTTGATCAAAGTCGGGTGCTCGGCACGCAACAAGGTGATGTTGTGGGAACGCTGGCAATGTCCGGTGTCGTGGACCTGCTTAATCCGAAGCTGAGTTTTGGTCCGCTTGACATGGCCAATCAAATACCGGGTGGCGGCGGTGCGCCTCCGATGTTGCCGCCGAATTA